GTGGATACGTAGTTCCCGTCGATAACCACGTTCACGTTTATGTCTGACCCGGTTTGCAGCCCGTGCATAGAAAGTGTGTGCCAGCCTGTATTAATAAGCCCGCTCGAAAGAACCCACGTATCAGAACTACTCTGGTTAGCGTTTATTATCTCTAAGGTTCCATCTGTCTTGACTGATGCCTGCCAGTCAGACCTGGACCCAGTTGTAAGGAAGTGGATCAGTACCAGCTTTACAGCATTGGAGGTGCACTTGAACATTAAAGAAACTACCCACGGCGGCTCTGCTAGCGGGATGAATCCCCCCATCAAAGTAGAATCATTAGATCCGGAGGGCCAAGCCGGGAGTGGGTCCGAACCTGCCGGCACGTCGGAGTTCTCACTGAAGCTTGGTGGGTTTAATGTGTAGTAAACGGAGGCGTTGTCCGAGCCGCCGTAACCGCTAGGGGGGGCAGTTTTTAGTACACTTTGTACAACACTGGAGGCCTTTGTAGAGCCGTCCTTGTCCTCATAGGGCCAGTAGGCCATAAGCCGGCTGGAATAGGTACTACCTGTGTCTATTTTTGGTTTTAAGACATCCTCTGTATATTTTCTAATAGCTGAGCGCTCAGCCGCCGGAGAAACCCCGAGGCGGTAAAGCAGTCCGCGCACCTCAATATTAGAGTACACAATCTTTCCACTTGTATCCCATTTTCGCGGCCAACTAGCAACCTCTCCGTAGAATCTATAAGAGCCTTCTGTGGAGATTCTAATCGGCGTGTTGCGCTTTAGGTAGCCGTATAAGGGACTGCGCGCGTTATTAGGCGTAAACCTGCCGTCCTGGTTTTTAAGAGTCAGGGTGGCTTTACCGGGATCTAATTGATCTGCCTCTTCTGCGGTGCCCCGTGTGATCTGTATACCATCTTTATGGTAGACGTATTTAGAGATGTCAACCCAGGCATTATTGTAGAAGAGCTCAATCTTAGTATTTAGGATACTCATGCCGCTCCTACTTGGGCACGAAAGCTTGGATTGGTTCTAATAGCCCGCCGGATGACCTCTACAATCAGATCATCCATTCTGGACCCTGCGGAGTCCACAGTAATGTTTACGGACGGTGTCCCGTAGGAAGCACCGCGCCCGGCACTGCCGTTCTGGGTTGTACCAGACTCTACCATTGCCGCCTGTGCCACGCCAACCCCCGCACGCAAAACATCTGAGGCGCCGGAGCGCATACCGTCCGCCAGCATCGTAGCTATCTTCATGCCCGCCAGCTCTGGAGAACCTGTACCTGATAACGGGCCCCACTTGGCGGGGGAGTGGGGCAGCAGGCCGCCCACTTTACTGACCATGTCCTTGGCAGCACTAACAGCTGACCCTATTGAGTCTCTAATTCCCTGGCCGAAGTTTGATCCCAGCGATCTACCGGCGCTGTAGGCTGCGCCCGCTAAACTGCCGAGAACACCTTTTATCCAGCCCACCACGCTGCCGATATACCCACCTATAGCCTGGAAGACGCCTACTATAACGCCTAACATAGCCCCGAAAGCACTACGGACTATTCCGGGTATCTCCCCAAACCTAGAGATAGCGGCCATTACCGTGTTGACGGCTCCGCCGATAACCCCAGTAATAATAGACCAGGCGCCACGTATAACCGCGGCAATAATATTATGGCCGACTTGGATGTATTCGAATAGGGTTCCAAAGTGCTGATTTATGCGCGCAACAAGTCCTGAGATGTAAGCCTCTATTGCCTGCCAGATGGCAAATACTTGATCTTTGAACCACATCATAACGCCGTTGAATATCCTAATGTATTCAGTTTGGTGGGTGAAGGCCCAAATAAGGACTGCCACAAGGGCGATAATCAAAGCGATCTCAATTACTATGACGGCAACTGCAAGATCTAATGCTGCGAAGGCAAGGGCCAGACCTCTGACGGCAGTGGTAAGTTTTTGTACCCCTATAAGGACCGGTCCTAAAACCGCGCCAAAAGCTAGCATTTTAACTAAGCTGTCCTGCACACCTTTAGGTAGTTTACCCCACCAATGAGCAACATTCCTAAGAGCAGACGCCATAGTCTCCAGCGCCGAGGAAACCCCAGGTGCAATAGAGGTACCGAAGGTTATTAAAGCAGCTTTCATCTCAGCCATTGCCACATTAAACTTCTGCTTTGTGGTTTTGGCGTTAGCATCGGTGGCTTGGCCTAGCAGATCCTCTTGACCTTGAAGGTCCTTAAATATCTTTCTAGTGGTCTCACTGTTCTCGCCCAGGAGCGACATAATACCGGCTAAGGCCCGTACGTTTCCGAACACCTTCCCTGCCGACTCTTCGTTGCCGCCAAAGGCAGAAGTAAGATGTTCCAACCCGCCAAGAAGGTTCTCGTCAAGCTCTTTACGCAAATCAGACGCGTTAAGACCTAGCCGCTTTAACTCGGTGTTGGCTTCGGCGGTTGGGTTCAGCAGTGCGGTCATAATTCCGCGCAGTTGAGTAGCAGACTCCTCGGCATCGTTACCGGTTAGAGACAGAGCCGCGAAAGAGGCCGCCACGTCGTTGAATGATATTCCCATCTCAGCCGCTATAGGAAGCACGCGGGCCATAGCCCCGGCTAATTCAGCAGGATCAGATTTACCTGCCTTAACGGCACCAATAAGGATATTGGTTGCATCCGCAGCCTCCAAGCCAGACTTCTTGTAGGCGTTCATCGCCGAGGTTAAGAGGTTTGCAATCGTCTGTGTATCGCCGAGTCCGACCGCGGAGGCCCGGGCTGAAACCTTCAGAACGTCCATAGCCTTGCTGGCATCTATACCTGAAGATGTAATGAAGTAAAGGGCCTCTGCCAGCTCCTTAGGGGAACGCCCCCACTTAGGCCCCTCCGTCAAGATAGTATTAGAAAACTTCTTGACCTGCTCATCACTTACGCCTACTAGACCGCGTATCTTGGCCATGGCGGATTCAAAGTTTGCAAAGGACAGGATAGATGCCGCGCCTAAGCCAACAATTGGAAGAGTGAGTCCCCTAGTCAGACCGGCGCCAACACTAAGCATGGTGCTAGAGAGGCGGGAGGTAGCGGCGTCCAGGCTAGTAGTATCGCCAATGAATCTGACGATCAAAGTACCGGCACCGGCCACCGCTAAACCCCTATCGTCGCTTAGAAGACTTCGCCTTCTCTATCTCATATTCTAGTTGATCGTTCTCCCGCTTCATACGGTTAAACATCGCCTCGAACTCCTCTTCGCTGAGCTCCCAATACTCTGCTGGGCTTAGCCGCCAGAATTTGCAGAACTCTGCCATTCCTACGAAGAGGGCGTCGTAGGGTCCGGCTTGTCCTCGTCCTCAGGCTCTTCGTCAGAGAGACCGTCTACCCATACAGGTTCTGGGCTGACCTCGTCATCTTCGTAACCCTCGGAGACTACTTCAACATTGATGTCTTCCTCGAGCCACTGTGGGAACTCAACCGTAGTCTTAAGGTCCCGCTTGTCAGAAAGGTAGGACGCGGCTAGGCCTATGGCCTCTTCTGTAACTTTGATACGGTATTTCTTTAAAAGCTTTGCGCCATTTAGCAAATCTTTACGTTTCATTAAATACTCCCGTGGAAGGTAAGGCCAACAGCGGCTGCTGCGTGGTCTATAGCGTCTATGTATTCCTTCTCTATTGTAGGCAATTCATCCTTGAAAGCCCTCAGTAAAAAGGCTCGTTTTTGTGAACGCGGTGCCCAGCGAACACCCCACTGCTCTATGTGAGACTTTCGCTTACCACTACCGGCCGCAATCCTGACCTGGAAGCTAGAAGCAGATGGTCTAGGCTTAGCTCCTGCCCCCGCACCCGAAGACTCTGGCTTTGGGTAGGCACGCGCGATGGCCTTAGCGCCGATGCCTTTATTAGCTTGGCCCAGCTCTTTACGTACTGCAGGATTGAGCCGGCCAATAGCCTGGGACAGCTCCCGGGCTCCGAGCACCTGAACATGAACTCGCATTAAACAATAACGCGGGAGATCTTAGTACCCTGAGACACGAATTCAGCCTCAACATTTGCAGCAGATCCAACATCCCCACTGAGAGGCACGTATTCCATCAGAACACAGGTACCCGTGTAGTTGGGGTTGGTAGCGCTAACAGCGGCGCTGGTGGGCCGAACCTTTATTGTGCAGTTAGCCTCGGTGTTGTAGAGGTTATACAGGGTGGTGTCAATGCTGGAGGCAGCGAAGTCTTGGTAGAAGGTGATGGCGAACTTGTCGTCATTCAGCCCAAACAAGTGCTCCTTGTTACCGCCCGAGCCGAACGTGGTTCCATCAACGTCTTCTTTGCTCATGGTGATTTCCACGCTCTTGACGTGGTCGGAGATGTTAACTGTATCCAACTCCACGTAGCAGTTCTTAAGAACTAACTTTGCCATTTCTTATCCTTAGATTTCTTGCCCGTGAGGGCTCCGGAGTACTCCTTTTGATTATACTTGTTTTCTGCCTAGGATTCTCTAGCAGAAGTTGTGGGGCGTAAAGTTGTAAAATCTCTATAGCCCACTTTACCTTATCCTTAGCCCGCTGCCCAGACGGCTGGGAATGTGACCAGAGTTCTAGGTTAGCAATTCTGTTATCTGTCCGGTTACCGTTTTTGTGGTGTACCGATTCGCCCGGCACTAGACAACGCCCTAAATACTCCTCCATAGCTAGCCTGTGCTCAGACACTAGCCCGGCCGAGTCTGCCTGCGGATGATTCGGCAAATAGAGAAATACATAGCCGGTTTTTCTTATGTAGCGTCCGCCAGTGTCTTTATAGTCCCGAATAGTTTGTAGTGTGTTACCTGCGAGCTTTCTGTAGTAGTGGGTACGGCATAGGCCGCCCCTGTGGTTGCGGCGCTCACAGGCATCTATCTGGCACACCGCGTCCATATCAGGCCATGACCTCTATTAGAATCTCTACCCCGACGTAGAGCACCCCGGAGTATTCCCAGGCATCAAACTTCCTAGCCTCCCTAACGAATACAGACTCTGCCACAGTACCGTCATTTAATGGGGGCCAACTGTCAACTACATCCTTTATATCGTTGACGCCTCCAAAGTATGACATTCTCTCTAGCTGGGCAGCTCTGTTGTTGATTGGGGCTATAAGCACCCTAGCGAGCAGCGTCCAGTTCTCGTGCCCGCGACCCATGGCTGTGTTAGCCCACTCGACCCGGTCGGCCTCTATAACTACGGAAGGGGGTTGAATCTGGTCTGGTGGATAGCCCCAGGCGCGAACTCCGCCTGCAAGGCCGTTGATTGCGTCTGCAATAGATTGCGTTATCTTCTGAAGGTTAGCCATTACATACCACTAACCGCGAAGCGGGTTATACTCTTCAGCATCTCAGCCACATCCGGGTCCTCCCGCACAATACGCGCAACGGTGCCTTCGATGCCGCCTGAGGTAACAATCCCGAATGGGGCCTCACGTACACGCTTCATGACTCTGCTGGCAATAATGGTTACAGCTTCTTTTATCTGCCCAGGAACTTCTGGCCAGCCGTAGCGCCCAGTTAATTTAACGTAACGGTAAGGCCTATCCAGGATAAGCCGGGTGTACGGCCTACCGTCGGCTGGGGCATTTAGGGGGTAAGGATCGTAGTCTGTGTACGTAGTAAAAGTGTCTGTTCTAGAGGAGGCTACTGTAACAGAGGTTATGGACGTTATATCGTCCACGAAGACAGCGTAACCAACGCCCTCGTAGTTCCGAGTCTCATCGACAGAGCCCAGCCAGTAACGCTTCCTGTTTGTTTTAACTTCAACAACACGAGAGGCGGCCTCAAGGGCCATAATACAAGTGCTGTCAGTAGACGAGTCTGGGATGCTTAGGTCTGACTTAAAGGAGGCTAAATCTACATAAAGTACCACCGCTAGTCCTCCTTTTTAGCTTTCTCCCTTTTAGTGGTGTACCGGCGTTCGCCTGGCACATGCGTAGCTTCCTCGACAGGACTCTCTACCCGCTTGAAAAACTCCGGGTGATCCTGCACCAGAATGTGGTCTGCCGGCAGCAGTGTTCTATTTAAGTAAAGCTCGTAGGGCTCACCATTTATATAAACTGTTCCAGCAACCACAGAGATGTAAGAATCAGACATTACTTGTCCTTAGGTTTACTTGGCTTATCGCTCTTGGGTGCCTTGTAGCGTGGCTCGATCCGCTTCCAAAGCTCTGGGTGCTTTTTTACTAATTCGTGGCCCTCTTCAGCAATAGTCTTACCGGCCACAATCACGTGGCGTACCCCAGACAGAATTACCGCTCCTGTGCTTTTTGCTATATACAGAACTGACATTACATCTCCTGTTAGAGAGCCGGCCCTGCCCGCTCGCCCTGTAGGACAAGGTTTGGGCAGTAGCCGGCTGATTTATTAGGCAGCAGCCTGCAGAACTCGGAATGCGTTGTCATCCAAGATCTTGGAGCTGTTGAACCAGATGGCGTTGATTGCACGCTCGCCAGTCCATCTGCGGTTAGTTCCAAGCACGTGGGGCCGAACTTCGACACTCATGCCGAGCTGGTCCACGATCAGGAACCGAGAGAAGTCACCCAAGACCATCCACTTTTTGGAACCCGTGGCTGCCCATGCTGGGACCGCGGATGCCTTGTAAGCGGAGTAGCCAAACAGTTCGTCTGGTTTACCATCAACCATGCTAACCCACGGGTCGGCAATGCCGGCTGTGCGAGCTAGTTGGCGGATCTGGATGTATGTTGACTTTGCAGCAAGGAAGCTAGCGCGGTCCTCATACCGAGAAGGCAGTGCAGCTTCTAGGAGCTCCACGTCGGTAAGTTCCTGAGTAGCTCCTGAAGCAACGAGGGAGCCCGCTGCGATAGAGCCGATGATGCCGCCTGGGTTTACACCAGTACCATCACCTGTGATGAAGGAATCCTCTTCACGGTTTTTGGCATCTTCAAGAACGGTGGCAACCTCTGCGCGGAACCGGGGCCAAGCAGTGTCAAGTTTGACGCTGAAAGGAACCTCGGCGATGACTCGCTGTGCCTGTACGGTGGGCTGGGCAAGGACAAAGCTGTTGTCCGCTGCTTCAGCTGATTCGGTGGATCTGGATACTGTGACGCCTGCGGAGGTTAGACCTTCCCATTTGCCGTTAGTAACTTTCTCCACGCGCGCGATCTGGCGGATTGGGTTCACATTGCCATCGTTGGTGAGGAGGACGGTTGGGTCCAACTCGAATGGGACTGCGAAGCCACCAGCGGTGTCTGTACCAACAGACATTGCGCGTTGCTCTTCACTAGACAGAGCGTAAGCACCGCTCATGAGAAGCTTACCGAATGCCCGGTCATATGCTGGGCTTCCTGTGGTAAGAATTCTCCGAGCGAGGGTCTTGTCGTTGTCGTCTGAGTCTGACAGAAGCTGCTCAACGTGTTCGCGAGTAACTTCACGGCTCTGGCCACCAACCTCAACAAAGCGGGCTTTATCGGCTGCTCTGCGGGCGTTGTCGGTCAGACGTGCGCGGAAGTCTTCATCTGAAGATGCTCCTGCACGAACTGCGTGGATGTCATAGATTTCTGGTCCATGGCTACGAACAAAGGCTGGGGCTTTAGGGGATCCGGTTTCGGTTGCACCGGCTACACCTGAAAGTTCGCGAAGCCTGTTGTTCCGCATTTCCAGTTCTTTAATTGCGTCCTGATGTTCGATGACCTCGTCGTTCCAAGAAAGCCATTGCTCACGGGCATCGCTGTCCATGGGGGTGTCTTTCCATTGTTCGTCGAGCTCGGCGATAGACTTGGTAAGCTCTGCTACCCGGTCACGCCGTTCATCTAGGTTTTTGATTTCCATTATTAGAAACTCCAAGTAGTTTGTTTAGTTCTCTTCGGGGGGAAGTGCCAGTTGGCGGATTCCCGAGAGCTGCTGGAGTGGCGTTCAACCGGGTCTTTCGCTCTACTATCTATAATAGCTTCATTCGCCGGCTCTTCGGTAGGGGACTCGTCTTCCCGGACCTCTGTACCAGACTCATCTTCTACCTCGGCAACAGAGGCGTCGTGTTCTTCGCGTGAAAGTATGTCTGCCACTAAGCGCCTTACTAGAGCATCCTGCTCGTCCTCGTTCAGTCGAGCAAGCATCGAACGAACCCCAACGGAGGTTGCCTCATAGGCGGGGAAGACAACAGGGCCTAATTCAAACAACTCTACTTCTCTTATAATTCTTAGGTCTGGGTCTGAGCCCCGCTCGCCACTGGTGTTGGCCCAGTCTTCTCTAACAACACGGAACCGGAAAGACATACCGTCGATTGCTCCACCTTCGATTGCCTGGCGGATAGGTTCTACAACCGGGTTATCGAATAGGCGGGCAGAAACCCAGAGCCCTTTGGCGTCTTCGCGGATCTCTTGAATAGAGCCAATGGGAACTGAGCCAGTGCGAAGGTCGTGGCCATGATCAAACTGGAGTACAGGCATACGAGCGTTGATGGTGCGCTTGAATGCCCCTGGAGCAATCTCTTCGTTGAAGGAACCTTCCCAGGAGTCGATCTCTGTTCTCTCGTTGAATACCGCGGCGTAACCCTCAAGGGTTCTTCCGTCGCTCACGGATTCCGGGGTAAACCTAGCTGCCCTATAGCAAATCCTTGGCGGCTTTTTCGCTTCTACTTGCGGCATTATAAATCCTCCTAGTCAGATTCTACGCTATCAGCGTTATCTGCAGGCGGTTCCTTTACCGCCGACTGCGGTGTCTCTGTTAGCGGTGGTTGAAGCTGTACAGACAACAGGCCGCTGTGCACCAGTCTCGACCAGTCGCTGTTGCTTACAGCGTCTAACGCCGACTGGGCAGTGAACCCATCCCTAACCAGCGCCACTATTGTTGCTGCTTCGCGCCCTTGGATCTCGGATGCATCAGATGCGTCCATCGCCAAGAAGGGTATATCCTTCGTGGAAAACCAAAGCTTCACGCTATCGTCGCGTCTGCCCTGCACAGTAGGCTTATCCAACAATACCTCTAGGCTAGATGCAACGTTCGACCATAAGTGCTGCATAGTGCCATCGCTGAATCTGCGACGAGCGGAGGTAAAGTTTCCCGCGTTCAGTGCTGATCCCTGGAGGCCTTCTGAAAATCCAACCCACGACGGCGGAACTCCCGCAGCCGCAGCCATACGGCTTTCAGCTTTACCTTGAGTAACCGCAAACTCAAGCTCCTTAAAATCTTTACCAATAGGCTTAGCATCAGCCCCGCCTCCCAAATAGAGGGTCTTATACGCGTTAAGCGAACCTCGGTGCCGGTTTTCTATATCTTCGACAAACTCTTCGACCTGCTCCCGGCTCCAATGCTCCGGGTATGTTACAAGGAGATTTGGCGTGGCTGCATTTCTTAGAAAAGCTCTCTTGTGGTCCGTCTGCAAATTGTCACCCAAAATATCCTTAAGGGCAGGCGTCAGCCAGGACATCCCAACAAAGATGCCTTCCGGATCTGGGATGGGTGCGTAGTGCGCAATCTCCTCCGGGCCAAAGAAAGTAGCCTGGTCTTGTATGTTGGGGCCCTTTGGGCTGTACATATACCCAAGGAGCTCTACGTCAGGGGCTTCTGCGGGGGACTCGGCCAGGGTCCGCGAACCCATAACGATAGTCACGTGATCCGGCTTCAATCGAATAAGCCGGTCGGAATTGCGTGTGCGTAGTCGCCTGTAGTAGGCATTTCCATAACCGGTAACATCCATCTCCATGCGGGCAAGTAGATCGGCGGTTGTTCCGCCAGGCCAAGGGCGCTCCAGCACAGAGAGCTCCTGTGTTCCGAATAGCTCACCGCGGGTTCCGCTGGAAAGCCTAGTCCATTGAAATTGTATCTGACTGAATACCTGGAGACGGGCCTGCATCAGCGCATACACAGGAGAAGAAGATTTAATAAGGGCCTGTAGGCCGTTAGATATAGACTCTTCCTCAAGATTTGTCATAGTGGTCTTAAGGTAGGGTGCATAAGGACCGAACGGGTCTAGTATGTCGGCCAAGAGATTCTGATCGCTGCTGCGGGTGCCGGTTTTTCTCTTACCGCCCCTAAGCCAAGACATCAACCCCATATTTAAGCTCCTACAATCGCGAAGGGCGCGGTCGGCTCAAACCGGCTGAGCGCCAATGTGACGGCCATTAGAGGGGTAGCATCCGTACTAGAGGATACTCGGCTCCAAACAAACCTATCTCCGACCTGCTTTACGACTACACCGGCGACCGACTCGTCTAATTGCTGGCTCGGATATACACTAATCTTACCGTCTGCAACATGGTCATAGAGACGTGCGCATGCTGCAACTACCTGCGGCGCAGTCAATCTAATGGTCCTAACCCCTTGCCGGTCTAGCTCATCGGCGATCGACACAGCGGGGCCACCTCCATCTACCACGACACGTCCTTTATATTTACCATAAAGATACTTCATCCTTTCCACAACCCACCCGATGCCCGGCCGGTGGTCTACGAGGGATATTCTGCTATTAGCGTGATTTCCTATAGCGGCTGCATCTGGTTTACCGTCTATGCCGCGGATCGCATCTATGCCCCATGTTATGTTGCCGGCAGGTCTGGAAGCTGGATCCTGCACCGCTTCCCACAGATTCTGCGGTATGGCCCGGTTGCTGGCCTTAGTAGGCTGGTTACATATGGCGCGGCGGAACTCCCCATCAGACATTGTCTGCCGAAGGTGCCTAACCTCTTCAACGCCGATGGTGTAACCTAAGGCGGGCATGTAGCGCCACCAAACCTCTTCGTCGTCTATATCCTCATCCTCTGGCACAGACCACTCAAAGTAGGCAATGCCGCTGCCCTTATCCTCTTCGGCCGCGAGGCGCCCCAAACGGACCTTTCTATTAAGGAACACGGACTCGTCTGTGCCCTGCGTAGAGTGTCCTAGGATTTGCGCCCGGGGTCGAGTAATCATTGCCGGAAGAACGGCCTGCTCACGGCGATCGTCTATATCAGCGAACACCTCATCGAACACCGGCTGGTCAATTACCTTGCCGTGTCCAGATCTTTTGTTGGACCCGAGGATGTCTATACGGCTGCCATTGTAGAAATCTAAGCCTTCATTACCCTGGGCGTAGCGAACCCGAGTTAGGAACTTGGCCAACTTGGAATCTTGAAGGAGGGGAAGCTCGTCATCCAAGAGTTTCTTGCGGGCATCGAATCCTGTTTGGGCCGTGTAGAGGACTCGCTGCCTGCCACCCCATACAGGGGATATACACCTGTGTAGTTGGTACGGAAAAGAGAATGTAGTTTTCCCACTCTGCCGCATGACAGTTATCCACACCTCGCGGTAATAGAGCCGACCCTCGTCATCTATTTCCAGCGCCACGTCGGCAGCAAGCTGTTGCCAGGGCATGTAGGGGACACCAAGCTCCTTGGCTATCTTTGCTACTTCGCCGCCGTAAGTTCTACGCTCTGGCCGGCGGCTTGTGGCCCACCTGGGCTTAGCCTGTGATTTGCGCGAAGTAGTCATCTAGCGACTCAGACTTATTTGCGCGTTTATCCCGCAGTTCGCGAAGGATGGTGCTATACACATGCCAGAATTGGCTGTTGGTGTTTTGCTTATCCAACACACCCGCCATGGATCTAAGGGTTTCAACAAGAGCCTCGTCGCCTTCCGTGATGGTGCCTTCGTCTGTCAGAGTCTTTATTGTCTGCTCTACTGCTAGGGCGTTCGGCCCAGGTTCTTGGTCTGTGTCCATGCTCACCATTCTAATGCCGGTGGGTATTTCGGGGCGTTGGTCATCTTGGCTCCCTCAGCACCACCTCGGGCGGCATTGCACGGTGCGCACGACGCCCTAAGGTTACCCGGCTCGAAGAACTCTCCGCCATCGGCTGGTCGGACGATGTGATCCACCTGTTGGGCTTTCCCGTTGCAGGTCTTGCCGCGTAACTGACAGGTGTACCCATCTCTTGCGAACACCTCCTCTCTAAGTGTTCTCCAGAGGGTTGTGTGATACCGTTTATCCTTCGCCATGGCGTCACCTTACGTCACTTTTTATCTGGTATCAACCTGTTCGTCCTGAGCAAAACTTTTAAGCTCGGAGAGAGAAAAACAGGTGCGGGGGTGAAAATTGAGACAACTATCCCGTGTATACCCCACCCCCTACCCCTACGTACGGTGATAGTGTGTAGTACTTTCGTCTATGTCAAGTAGTACTAACGTACAGTGGACAGCTATAGCTTGCTGCGCTCTCACTCTATAGTTAATTGTATTCAGTATTAGTTAGTAAGTAGTAGTACCTACCACACCAGCACATGGGTAACCGGGGCATGGGTACCGCTGGGGCTAGGGCTAATTAAAGGGGCACCCCCTTATTTGACCCGCCCCCAATTACCACACCCGAGTGTCCGCAATGCATAATCAGTTGGTTGCATGGTTACTGTTGCTGGGCTATCGGTCACCTGTTCTTGGACTATGGTCGGGGTCTGGCCCTCGGTCCCCGCCACCCTACCCCAGTAGCAGAGCCGGGTACCCTCCGATATGTAGGTGCCTGCTGTAAAGGATCCCCCTAATAAATGCAGACCGTCACCGCTTATCACAGACGTTGCATCAGGGCTGGGCTCAGCATCCGCATTGGCCCGGTACTCTTGCACCTTGGTAACAACCAGGGCTATAGATGCTGCGAAGATAGCGCTGACTACAGCAGCTACTAATCTATCAGGAAGTGGCCACTTGGTTTCAGCCATAGGCTCAACACTCTCTATCTAATAGAGCTGTTGCTAGCCGCTCTCCCTTTTTACCGAGTGCCTTAGAGTACTCGGCTACCACACCGTGCTCTCGGCCCAGATCCCTTATTGGCAGTCCCAGCTTCTGCTTGAGGGCCTTAGCCTGCGCTACCCAGATGTCCCGCTCCAGCACTAGCTGCATTATGTCTTCATCTACAGAATCAATGCTTAGCCGCAGCATGGGCAGAGAAGGTTGATAATCCTCTGGCACATTAAGCAACCTCTCAGCCTCTTCAGCTGTAGGCATCCTTAATATTCTCATGAGTAATACCAATTCGCTATAAGTTTGGGTGCGCCAAACTGACGCTTGTTCTGCTCTGCTAGTAGATCTTGATAAACTGCTTCAGTGTCTTTATAAAACCTGTCAGCGCGCGCTAGAAGGCCTGCGGCTGCATCTATGTTCTCCTGTAGCTCTTCGTCTGTCATCGTGCCTCCAGGGCTGTTACACGGGCTTCTAACTGCTGTATCTTCTGCTTGGCTTGAGCCAGGTCGTCTTTGAGCTGCCTTATTGCCTCTCTAAGTTCGGCTATGCGCATAAATAAGTTAGGCATTCTGTATCACCCCAGGTCTGCTGTCGGCTAGTTTCTGAAGGTAGGTAATTGTCTCGTTTAGCGCCCAGTTAGTTTCGGCAATAGCCCTAGACAAAACCTCTGCCTGGGTATCTACGCGGCGCCTAAGGACATCTATGCGAGCATCTAGTTCTTCTAGCTTAGTTATCTCTAGGGTTTCCACTTTATTCTCCTTTACCCTGCAGCTTCTCTATTAAGTACTGCATGCTGCCTGTAGACATTCCCGCCTGGAAGGCTAGCTTGGTGATTTCGAACGCCTCTTCCCGGCTGAATCCGGCGTCAATGTATGTAGTCATCAACTCGTTAAGCGTTATTGCGTTGGCCTGTGCCTCGGTAACGAACTCGTCAGTCATGTGAAATCCAGTCTTTTATAAAGGGTACAACCGTTCGGAACTTCATAAATATAAGATCTTGGCCTATAGATTTAAAAGCCCTATTACGTGTGACGAATATTACAGAATCTGGGACCTTGTCCAGGAGGTCTAGTACACCAGACAGCTTCCAGTTAGTGCCCAGTGCTAACTGCTTTGCTGGCGTTCTGCCACCGCGTAAGTCCCACCACGACATTCGCTCAAGGATTGCCGTGGCCTCAGCAGGATCGGATCTTCCTTGTCTCTTCAGAGCAAGAATGCCGATTGGCGAGGCGGCATGAACTTGCTGAAGTCTGACGTTTAGGAACCAGTTGGACCACTTAACCTGCACCACATTCTTCGCTTGAATAACTATTCCTGGAATGCCAGCGACATCGCCACGATCTAGGTGATAACCATCCTGGTAGCGGTGTGCGTCGGTTATGCCCTCAGCGATCAGATGTTTTATTATCTGTCGGTTGAATAGGTCGCCTTTGCGTTTATTTGCTGAGGTCACTTGAGGCCGCCTCAAACTTGTCCCGACTTGCCCACAGGGTTATTCCGTTGTCCAGATCTACAGCAAACATGGTTGTGCTCTCAGCCCAGACTATTCCCAGCTCACCGGTATCAAGTCGTCTTACGCGCATACCGTCATCATACGTGGCTATTTTGTGTTTTTTCAGCATCTCAGCAAATTCCGCCTTTCTGGTTGTTTCAGTCATCGCAGTAGCTCCTTTGTGTAATTGTCGGGCAGTCTTTGCTGTGTTCCGGTCGTGGCTTGTTCTCCAGGGCATCCTGCAGGTCTGCTTCTATAGCCAGCATCTTGGCTACCACAGGATCAACTACTTTGTCCTGCCACACCCACACGTCTGTTAGTCCGCGCCTACAGGCGGGGCATTGCCCCACAAGCCTAGCCTGCTGCCTTGAGCTAACGCCAGTCTTTCGGTAGTGGCGCTGCCGGTCAAGTTTAGTCACGAGAGCCATCCTGGAGCCGCGGGCTGGTAATCCCCTGTCCCGGGGTCGACATACCGGCCCCTAAGAGGCTGTAGGCAAGCTTCTAGGATGCTTAGCCGCTCGCTGTCGTCTCTGATGTTCTGCAGGTTATAGCGGAACCCGTCTTCTCCCTCTAGGCAGGAGTTAGTAATCTCCTGGCCGATAACCTCATAGACGGCATTTCCTGGTTGAGAGTATCTAAACACAACTAGTGAGCCTACTTCGAACTTTGGGCTATTTATCATGTGCTATGCCTATCAGCACCTGCGCTAACTGTCAACGCTTGTTACAGCTTTGTTATCCTCTGTGCATTGTTAAGCGTATTCGCTGTGAGCGAACGACAGTAGAGGTTTTAATAGCCCGCAAGGCTAGCCGCGAAGCGCAATTCAAACAGGCTTTTATCCGGACTGCTATGCCAGTAGTACCTGTTTATAGCAGCTGCACTGGTATAGATAAGTCTGTGACCCGCAGCCCTCAAAGGCGGAGGGTCATAAGTGACTCTGAGTAACAGAGCTTTCGGTTAACTAATTTTGGACAGACTTGTCCTTAACACCTATGTAAAGGTTTGCATCTTGGTATTGTTGTTTTAGCCCTAGACGCTTTTTCTTTAGATTGTTAGAAATCCTCTAGCGAGGGGCAAATGCTGCTTATAGTGTTCAGCTAGTCACGCGCTACTCTAGAGCACCTTCGCTCCGCGGCTACGGTGCTCAGAAGTGGTTAGATGGTTTAGTTCACTTAGCCTTGGGCCCAGTGCTGCTTATATACTAGTACTAAGGGGAGCCTAAATTTAAAAATGATGTTTGTCAAGTCGTTACCTAAAAACCTCTAAAAATGTCTCACTATGTGGACAAAACCCTTTACATTTAGAGGGTCAGGTAAAGCAGCGGAGAAAGTTGGCACACCTTCTTCGTCACACTGGGTGTTACCTCTCTGTTATAAAAGAGGGCTGTTTTCGAGGCTAGCGAGACACTAAAATAGGCCCCTAAACCAGGCTCCGTTATTGGACTGAGACCTTAGGCCCCTGTTATGCTCACAGCTGACTGGCATCGTTACAGAAATGTAACCCTTAGCAGATGATCCGGCAGCGGACCAGAGAACTGTTACTGACTTGAAATGGTGCGGTTTTTAGCAGCTAAAACGGCTGACGGGCGTTACGCTACTGTGATCTCACCGCGACCCTTCTGTTACTTTAGGCCTCCCAAACTCCCACTACTTGAGAATAATCTTTCTCGGCCCGCCTTTGGTGCGTCCACTATGTGAGAACTTAGGCTTGTCCAAAAGCGGTTTGTTTCCTGTCCAAAGCCGGCTGTGTGAAATAGGTACTAGGTACTGTGTTAAACAGGTAGTAGCCGATGTGCCAAACAAACATCAGTAAGAACGTTACCTCAACGTTACATTGGTGTATTGACACCCGGCAGTGCCGTGAGTAACGTCGGGCTTGTTATGCGGGAGGAATCATGAAAAACGAAGAGCTTAGAGCCCTCATAAACGAGGTATCTCTACACCTAATGCGACCCACAATGCGGGCAATGATGACTCCTAGTCCAGACAGCGAAGATTTTAAACACTTCTCTAATGGCTGGCTTATGGGGCTGATGGCGCTGCGGGATGCGCTGGATGAACGCGACAAAGAATATCACTGGCCCACCAAGGAAGAAGGAAGGCGAGCAGTGCATGTCTGATCAAGAAGAGCGTCTGGAGCGCCTGGAGTACCTGAAATCGTCGAAAAGGTACTACGACCAAAAGATTAGCGAAGCCGCTGACCTGATTAACGCGGCCCACTCTACTATAGCCGCACTTGACGCCGAGATATCTCAGGCAGCAGAGGATGCCTACAAGGACCCCGAGCTGCGCTTTGGTGACATAGTAGGCTCTTTAGACTTTGCTGATGAGAGACGCTGGCATGTGGCTCATGTTCGGAATTGGCTTGCTCCTAAATTCGTGCCGACCAACCCCGAATTGTATGGGCGGGCGGCTTATCCAGCAGCTATTAGGCGCGAAGCTCTACCGGAGAAAATAGGTGTTTTTGCGCGCCTGTCCAGTACGGAAAACCAGCGAAGATTCCTAGAGTGCGTTGACCGGGCGATGTCGCTTAGTGTGGCAGCCGCGAGCTGGCCAGAGTCTGCCAGTAGGGAGTAGGCGATGATAGCGGCTTGGTTAACACTGATAGTCTTATTCTTACTGGCCGTGGCTGCCTGGGGATCTACGCTACTTCTTTTTGTCGAGCGGCGTGGGTACCGAGGTGGCAAGAGCGCGGAAGATATGCCGCCCCCAACCAAGGTGACGTCAGCTAGAATTAGAATAGAGTATTTTAACGACCCTAAGGATAACCTCGATGGCCCTCTCGACTAACATCAGACTTCAGGTCCTTTCAGACCTCACCTCTGCGCTTGACTTAGTAACCCCCATTGCACCCCTCAACTACCTAAAGACTTACCAGTTGGACAGCGGCACAGGGGCCAATCAGGCAGACAAGATCTGGACTGACACGCGTACACTGACCGCCTCCTCTACAGAGAACCTGGACCTCGCGGGGGTGCTTACTGACGCTTTCGGCGCAACGGTAACCTTTGCGCGAGTCAAGGCCTTGATAATCTCAGCGAACTCGCTCAACACCAACGATGTGGTGGTGGGCGGTGCAGCCACCAACGCCTTCATCAACTGGGTGGGGGATGCGACCGACAAGATTAAGCTAAAGCCAGGATCATCCTTCATGCTGGTAGCGCCAGACGCAACGGCCTACCCGGTCACCGCAGGCACGGGAGACATTCTCTTGGTTGCTAATGGTGCAGCAGGAACTTCTGTCACCTATGACATTGTCGTTATAGGGGCTAGTGCCTAGGAGTAGCAGTGTTAGGTTTGTCGGAAAATCTTCGGAGTTCCAAGGATGCTAGAAATGGTTACAGGCAAGGCTTCCGGGACGGTCTTCTTTCCGCTGCGCGCAGCGTGGAGGATAAGGCCCCGACCGTAATGAGATCCTTTATAGCTAGACTTAGAGAGAGTGCGTTTAGGCTTGTTCCTAGACGCTAATGCGGTGTAGCGCAGTCAGGTAGCGCAGCGGCCCCATAAGCCGAAGGTCGCCAGTTCGAATCTGGCCACCGCCACTCCGTTAGGGTACAAGATACGGGTCGCCTAGGGTACATTTCCCGGAACCCGACTCTTACTTTTAGACAGCTTTCTGTTGTGCATTTCGCCAGTTCCTAGACTACTGTAACGCAGGACTTTACGCTACCGATACGCAGTGGTTTAGTTTACCGTTAGCCACTTTATGGCAGTCGTAGTAGACAGTTTACGCAGCACCCAGTACCGATTCCCCACAGCCTACTTGCTGTAGACGACCGAGTAGCTGCCAGGCACATCTGCGCCCGGGTCTGTAGAGTTACGCTG